GCGGGTTTTCACAGTGTACTCTGGATTCAAGGGTTGTCTCCCTCGGCCTAAACAGTTTTGGCCGTCGCGAGAATGGCTGGTGGTAGCCTCGCGAAGTCGCCATAGAAGAGTCTGTAAGACAAGTGCCTTTATAGGGCACCCTGGGTAGTGGTCCTCAACCACATTTCACCCGGCTCGACTTCCGGTATCACCCCCGCCCTTTCCTTTGTTAAAGCTGTGGAAAGAACGGAAATTCAGCTCTCGCTCCCCTTCACCACCGAAGGTGAGCGTCATCTACATTTTTCGTGGGTTATCTAGACATTTTCTCTGTATCCTACACACCCCGAAGTCAATCATTCTTGATCTTCTTCTTTGGGGCTGCCTTCTTCTTCTTCTTCTTCCGTCGCACAAGGTCAACGACCTGATTCGCGGCTGAATCAATCTGCAGCGCACCAATGGCGGCCTGGTTGACCGCCTTGGCAGCTGCTCCCACCACACCTGGTGCTCCCGAAAGCATTCTGGAGATCATCCGCACATCGCGCACTCCGGTTTTCAAACCGTTGTACACTTTGCGGAAGAAATCCCCAGCTGCATTCTCGCGCACCGGGTATCCGGGCAGCAGCTTCGTCTGAATGATTGACAGAGCCTCGAACGCTCGATCGTCCAACGGAGGGCTTGGAGACGTGATCCCCATCGCAATGTCCCCTGGAGTTGGGAACACCTCGATGAACATGTGCAACACAACGAGCAACGAGGTCGACGGACTCAAACCAGAATAGTATGAGCCGGACCTGTTATACTCAGTGTCAAAGCACAGCGGTAGGTCCTGGTTATCGATCACCACAGCATTCGCCGGATTGACAAAACACTGGGTCTTGCCCGTGGCAATGGTATAAGAACCACGGTCACGGAGCACCAACCCCATGTTCTGTCCCGCCGTAATCTTGGAATCGTACCTGTCCCTGGTACACGTCACCAGACTGCCCTCTGAAGCCTTCCGAGTGACACCATTGATCTGCTTAGCGGCAGCTTGGGTGGTTGGCGGCAGGTCGGCCTCCATCGTTGTGATGGAGACCATACCTGCCGCTCCCGCCGTCGCATCCCAAAAGTCACCACACAAAGTGGCTGGGGCATCGATACGGTAATCGGTCACCGACCCTTGCTGATAAATTTCAGCGGTCGTGTTCCAAACTTCGTACGCCCACCCCACGACTCGGGACCGCTCCTGAAGCTGAATCAGCTCAGGAACGGGCACGCCAGTGTAGATCGCGCCAGCTACGGTAGGATCGAAAGTCGCGGTTCCAGTTTTCACGCAGCAAGCAACCAAAGGGGACTCAACGGGCGGCGGGTTATGCAACGGTCCGGGAAGAGAAATCAACCCGAACTGGTTAACCTCGCCCGAATCACAGCCCACATTGGCCTTAAACACTTGCGGCATCGTCGCAATATGCGCATCCCACGTGTCGTTAGCGCCCAACCCCAACCCCGTCGCCGTGACAGGAATTTCACGGCGGATGTTGTTGATGTAGGACCGACCTCCAGTGGAATCCGGCATACCGACGAGATCCATGTCATAATCATGAAAAGGATCTGCACACTGCAACACGAACTTCCTACCTTGCGGAGTAACGCCCATTTGCGCGCACTCCTTCTTGAAAGCAGAAGAATACTCAGACATTTTAAAACAATGAAAACAATGAAAACAGTAAAATACAGTATCACCAACAGATTCGTTAGTGACAACGCTCCGGAGCCCTGGGCCCACTGCAGGACCACAGGGTTTCCAGTGCGTCATACACTGTAGAATCCAATTGGCGACGGTGCAGGACTCCGCGCCAGTACGGAAACGCGTAGCGAACCAGAAAGGACCGCACTGCTGGCAGCTCCTCGTTGTGCCGCATCTCTTGCGTCACAGCGAGGACCTCATCCAACGGTGGAGCGGACTTGCATAGCAAGTTGTGCACGGTCTTTGGCCATGACTCTAATGAGCATGTCCAATTACCGTCATACACACCCTCAACGGCTGGCTTGAAACGATGAGAACAGAACAGGAAGTCACCTCTCTCATGGATCACATAATCCTTGAGAGGAAAGCCAAACTGCTCATACATCAACCGCATACACGCCTGCTGAGTCTCATCATGCAACGCATGCTCAAGGGCATCATCGCCCATGGCTTGCGCCTCACAAGTGGCGTAGACAATGCCATTCTTCCTGGCTTCTCCGAACCACTCGGGAACACCCCGAAGGGGCATGATGTACTGCGGCAAGCGCAGCGGCGTTGTTGTCCTCCACGTCTCAGGCACAGTTAACACTTCGTACCTCAACGTATACAGCGCTAGCTCGGTCAGCGCGACCCGGCCCTTGGAGTTATCAGCTCCTGTGGTGTAGCGACCCGTCACCTGCAAACCAGGTTCCGCGCGCACCCACAGTGTCCCGTCACTCAAAACGAACACCGGACGCATCGAGAGGTGGTGTCTCCACCACAACACTTGATTAGTCAACGGATATCGCTCTCTGACGGGCCACAAGTACTCGTGGTCTCGCTGCCCACAGCGAATCTCTGTCACCAACTCCCACAACCACACCCGGCCCTGCCAGTCCCACGCCCTAACATCACTTGAGGCCCACGACTTATCGCCGAGGGTCAGTGCCATTTCCCGAGCCATGTCATCAGTAAACCCAATTCCAGGCTTGGACGGCACCATCGTCCATTCGTCGATCTCAGTGTTGTTGACGTCCGAACAAACCAGGCGCTCGATCATCTGATCGACGATCGAAACAGCCCAGTAAAGGCGATAACGACCCGCAGCCACCTTTTCAGGGGCATGAGGCTCGTACTTCACCTTCGCACGGACCGGGTCCACCAACCCATCCTCCACGGCCTGGCGAGCTTCCTGCGCATCGCGCAGTTCGGTCACCGGGCGGGCCAAGAGAAGCCCAAGACGTTCACAAAACATGTCAAACACACAATCCTTATCAGCATCACGGTTCCGGGCCCACATATTATCATATGGACTGCCAGGAGTTGCCTTCATGTTGACATCTGACCACAGATTGTCAAACAACCGGCTCACTGGCTCTCGGTTTCCCGTCTTCAGTTGATGGAGTGCTGCTTCAAGAGTTTCAGAATCTCTTGTTGCAACGCTAGGGTAGCACATGAGCAACTTGTCTCGGACCCATTCTCGGGCATTTTCACTTGGTTTGAGGGTGGCTTTGCTCCGGACTCCGGCATGGACTCGGAGGGAGCTCCGCTCCGCTGCGAGTCCTGTTTCGGGCTTGGCGAATCCGTCAGCGAGCTTGAAGATTTCATCCTCTCTCGCTTCCTTTGCCGCTTCGCACTCCGTTTGCTTGGCCCACTGGAGGTAGCCGTCCCGCTTTGGTCGCTTAAAGCTTGCGGGGACGTGCATGACTCCAATGTTGGTGGCACCTGGGATGTCGCCGACTCGCCCTTCCTCTTCATAGACTGGGACACCGGTTTCGTCTTGTTCGTCACCGATTTGCCCAAGTCCGTAGAAGTTCCCGTTCCACTCGTAACCTTTGAACCGCCCGTACGCGGCACTTTCGCCTTCGCACTGGTGGAATTCGTAGGTTCCGATTTTGTAGAAACGTTGGAAGTTGCTACCGACGACACCTTTGGCTGGCCTGACGACTTGGGTTTCCCCTTCGTCGGCCGTGGTTGCTTGTCTTCCAGGGTCGCCCCCCTCACCTCCTTCTTGGAGGGGGGGGCTTCCCGAAAACCCTGCTGACTGGACGTTCCAGGATCACCTGAGCTCAGCTCAACTGTCTCGACCTTCCGCAGCCCGCGGTTCTGCTCACGCACAAGGCACTGAACAGACAGCTCTAGCTGCCGAATCTGACGTTTCAGGTCCGTCACCTCCCGGTTCTCTGTTTTCATTGAAACCGGGTTAGGGTCGGACGTCGATCCAACAGAAGCATCCGTCGGAGGAGTAGGTTCTTCCTGAGTCTCACCTGACGCCGCCTCTTGGCGCGAGTCAGTGTCCTCTTCCTTGCCAGCTGCAATCTCCTCCGCGCTGGGACCTGCACTCGGGTCGTTAGCCCTCGCAGCGTCCTCAACGTCAGGATCAGTGACTGCCACAGCCTCCTCCTTCGGTTCTTCTACACACTCCGCTTCGACCGTCTCAAACTTGACAGGACCAGCCGTCGCCGTCGCAAAACGGCGTTGGGCTCGGCGTCCCATCTTAGGCAAGACATACGAACCACCCTCATGATCCATCGCACCACCATCGTCCTCCTCGTCTGACGAGTCGTCGCCACCCCAAGGACCATAGTCCTCGGTGCCAGCGAAACGATTCTCGTAGACGATTTTATGACCATTGAAGTACATCCCATCAATCTGAGCACCAACGCCGGCCGCCGCCCGCTTACGCAGGCGGCGGTTCAGCCATTTGGTCTCTTGAATGGGGGATTCCTCCTCAGCCAGAGGTTGATAGTAGCACACTGGCGTGAACTGATTCACTTGGTGTTTCGGTACAGTGCCAGTATGGATCCCCACCACGAAGCGCCCTTGGTACACAGGTGCACCAGAGACGCCTTCAACGGTGGAGGCGGTGTGAGTTTTCATCACAGCGTCATATGATTGAGCATACTCAGTAGACGGCGCTGGGAACGCAATCTCCCCTTGACTCTTCACAGCCTTCTCCCCGACCCTTGACACAATCGACATTGTGCCCTCATGCGGGTATCCGATGGAAGCCATCCGGATCCCCGTATAAGACCACACCCTCGAGTGGACGCGCACAAAGGCGACATCGCCTCTCACGCTCCTCATCATCAAGTCCTCCTCCGTCACCGAGGTTACAGCAATGGGCCCCTTTGAAAGGTTCCCAATGCCCAACTCGTAATCCGTGTCGAGGACATGACTAAGAACGTGATTCGCGGTCGCCAGGACCTCACACTCAAAGTTGTCATATCGGTACTTGAGCCGACAACCATGCCCGATCACGACGCTCTCATCCTTTCCCACTCGGTAGAGGATGCATTCATCGCGGGGCACAGCGGAGTCGGAGATGGGTAACATCGGACTCCCATGGAGCGTCGACTCCAGAAGCTTATCCGAACCAACTGGGGGGTATCGACCCTCCTTAATGGCCTGGACCAGCTCTGGTGCCAAAGACACCACGGCTATCCGCCCATCCGTATCTAAGCAGCGAACTTCTAAATTCGCCCTCAGACCTGTGCTGTCGTAGGAGAGCGGTGACACACCTCGCGACTCAGAGAAAGCCTGAGCCGACAGATGCACCTCGGGTGGGGCGAGCTTCAACTCGCGAACCACTCGAACCCGCTTCCAGTCACGGAGCATTGAAAATGTCCACACAACCGCCTTCACGAAAAAGCCGATTAGGTGGACCAGAACCAAACACCCAACACAAACAAACAACAAAAACATTAGATGATAATACACCCAAACCTGGAGGGAGGGCGCATTTGCGCCTCCCGGCAAGGGCGGTAACATCTGAACTATTTTGACCAGACTCGTCCCATTGGACGAACCCACAGTCATCGCTGTTGCGTTAGACATTTCAGTCCCAATTGAGATAAACTCCCGAAGGCCTTACACCGGACCGCAGTCCTATC